ACCGTTTCGCTGCCGAACTCAGAAACACCTCATGGTGGAAGAACACGTCAGCATCCGTTAGAAGTTACATGGGTCTACAAGCCACCGACCCAGCGGCCCTGCAAGAACAGGTCAACAAACTAAAACCTGAAATACGCAACCAAGCAAGCACACTAGGTTTAAGTCTTGACGAAGCCACAATCACCAAGCTTGCTAACGATGGCGTTAAATATGGCTGGACACAAACCCAGGTTGCCAACCACATCGGTGCTGAAGCCATCAAAGAAGACCGGCTAGCCGGTGGAATGGCTGGCGGCTCACAAGAACTAAGCAACGCCACAGCTCTACAAAACATTCGCAACATCGCCAACGACTACATGATTGACGTAACGGATCAAGAGTTCAACCAATTCACCCGCCAAATCCTTTCGGGTAAGAAGACTGAACAGGACTTCACCAACCTGATGAAATCCCGTGCCAAACTGCAATACTCCGGTCTAACCGAAAACATTGACCGTGGCGAAACAGTCCGTGGCGCAACCGAGTCTTACCGCAACATTGCGGCAAACCTGCTAGAAATCACACCTGATGAAGTCAATTTTTCTGACGAAAAGTTTGCACCAGCTTTCAACTTTGTTGATGATGCAACCAAGAAGCCCCGTCAAATGAATATGCAAGAATGGGCGCAATACATTCGGTCAACCCCTGATTGGCAACAAACCGAAAACGCCCGTAACACCTATCGGGAAGCCGCGTTCACGTTGGCTCGATCATTTGGGATGTACCAATAATGGCTGAAACAACAACAACCTATGCCAACCAAGAACTGCTTGCTGTCCTGCGATACTTCGGACTAGAAGGATTATTCGCTGACGCTGACCAAATAGTTCAACAGCAAGGCCCTAGCGTTCTTGTCAACCAAGATGTTTTCATCTCCTACCTACGAGATAACCCTGTCTACAAGCAGCGGTTTTCAGGCAACGATGAACGCCGCCGGCGTGGACTCCCTGAACTGTCACCTAATCAGTATGTTGACTATGAACGCAATTACCGAGACACACTCCGAAGGAACGGTATGCCTGTAGGTTTCTACGACAGCCAACAGGATCTAGCCAACTTCATTGGTCGAGACATCAACATTAACGAACTTGACACCCGAATCCAGCAAGGTTACCGCCGAGTAATGAACGCTGAACCAGGTGTTGTAGAAGAACTCAAAAACCTTTACGGTCTAAACAACGGCGAAATCGCAGCCTTCTTCCTAGACGAACAACGCACAATGGATGCCGTATCTCAAAAAGCATCAGCAGCGTTCATCGGCTACCAGGCTCGTCAACAAGCCGACATCGCCCTCACCGCACAAGAAGCCGAAGCCCTAGCCCAAGCTGGACTTGAGCAGCAAGCACAAGGCGGTTTTGAGGCGATCCAAAACTTGCAAGAACTATTCCGTGGCGCACCAGGCGAAGATCAAATCACCCGTGAAGAACAAATCGGTGGAGTCTTCGGAACCAGCGGAGCAGCAGCACAACGCATCCGTCAACGCCAAGCACGGCGCACCGCAGAGTTCGCCGGTGGCGGTGGGTTCGCAGGTCAAGGCGGGAGCGTAGTCGGACTTCAATAACGAATACCATTTGTAGTTATGCAAAGTTGTGTATAGTTATTAACGATTCCGAAAGGAAGGAACCTGTGAGGGAACCCCCTCAACTCACAGCGTTACATGGGGTGTCAACAAAACGCAGCCATCACGCTTCCTCTGAGCGTGGTGTGGGCAAAAAGGAGAGTGCCATATGCAGGAAGATCAAGACTTCGATTACGAGGAAACGGATCAGCAAACAGCTGAAAAGAATCCTCTCCGGAAACACCTTCGGGACCTGGAAAAAGAGGTTGTAGAGCTTCGTAAAGAAAAGGCAGAAGCCGCGCAAGCCAAACGTGAACTTGCTTTCGCCAAAGCGGGAATCCCAATGGAAACCCCAATGGCCAAGTATTTCATCAAAGGCTATGACGGAGAGTTGACACCTGAAGCAATCAAGGAAGCCGCTAGTGAGGCGGGACTTGTAGCAGGGGTGAAGGTCAATCCGTTGCAGGAAGAAGCTAACGCTTGGAAGCGAAGCAATCAGGTGTCTAACGGCACCAACCTTGAAGATGAACCGGTGGACTGGGCGGCTCGCATTGCGAACGCTTCCTCTGAGAAAGAAGTCATGGAGATCCTGGATCGGGCGCGAGCAACACTTTCGTAAACCCTCTATCTAAGGAGAAATCAAATGGCCGGAGAAACCACAACCTCCTCCCTTTCGGTTGACCAGGTAGCCTTTGACCGCCTTGCGTACTTCGCATTGCGCTCAGAACTCTTGTTCGACCAGGCTGCCGATGTGCAGCCAACCCAACAGGCAATGCCTGGTACGGGTGTCACATTCACCATCTTTGCAGACATCGCAGCAGCGACCAGCACACTCAACGAAGTAACTGACGTTACCCCAACTGCCCTCAGCGACAGCCAGGTAACCGTTACCCTCAACGAGTACGGTAACGCTGTTGTTACAACCGCAAAGCTTCGTGGAACCGCGTTCCTTGATGTCAATGCTTCGGCAGCAAACATCGTGGGCTACAACGCTGGCGACTCAATTGACCAGGTTGTTTCAGCCGTTCTTGCAGCAGGATCCAATGTGGTCTATGCAACCGGTGGCGCAACCGACCCGTCAAGCCGCACGACCATCAACACCGATGACACGCTCGCTGGTGACGATGTTCGCAAGGTTGTCGCACAGCTCCGCAAGGCCAATGTCGCCACGTTCAATGGCGCGTACATGGGTTACATTCACCCTGACGTGTCCTACGACTTCCGTGGTGCCAACGGTGCAACGAACTGGCGTGACCCACACGTGTACAGCGATCCCGCCAACATCTACAACGGCGAAATCGGACAGTGGGAATCGGTGCGTTTCATTGAAACCCCACGCGCTCCGCTGTTTGCAAATGCGTCAGACAACTCCGGTTCTGCCGGCAACATTGACGTGTACGCAACCTTGGTTATGGGCCGTCAGGCTCTCGCCAAGGCGTACAGCACCACCGATGGAAACGGCGCAAACCCGAAGATTGTTCGCGGCACCGTGACCGACTACTTGCAGCGTCTCCAGCCAATCGGCTGGTACTGGCTGGGTGGCTATGGTCGCTTCCGCGAGGCATCACTTCGCCGCATCGAGTCGGCTTCGTCTATCGGTACAAACGCTTCGTAGTTTCGGCTACAGTGTGAGTACCGCTTAAGGCGGGTCACAGCAACACAGTCCCCTGGGTCAAACGATCCAGGGGATTTGTGTTATTCTGAGGTCATGCCGTTCTTTACACCACCAACAAACGATGAAGTGTTTTATTTTGGTGACGACATTGGTGACAATCTGTTTTCACAGCTACCTGCTACAGCTCGAGGTGTGAACGTGTATCGGTTAGCCAATGGGGAATATACCGAAAATCAACCACCAAATACCGAAGATATTTCCAAAGTGTTTTATGGTGGCCATACGACTGAGATCACGACAACGGAACAGGCTGAGCTGATCGCTGCTGGGTATGAGGATTTCATAACGTGATACTGCATCAACGCACCCACCCCAACCTTGATGTTGAAGGCTGTTTCGGATGCAAGGTTGCCCATGTCAAAACTGGCCCCAACCCGACTACAACGGGCGGTAAGCGGGCTTCTGAGATTAACGCAACCGAATCCCGTTGGCATAAGGATATGCCCGCCTACAAGCGTTTACGGGCTGATGGGTTGCAACCTAAACGCATTGACGGATGCGCTGAGATTGAAAAGAAAGCGAAAGAATCATGGCAGGTGGAAACAGGCCTGGTCTGAAAACCATTTGCCTTGAAGGGGTTGATGCCTCACATTTTGGTTACGGCAATATGTTCAAATCTCTTGAACGACATTTACCGAAAACCGTGACAAATGATCCGCTATCTGAGGTGCGGGTATCTTGTGTGCAGCCTGACATGGTTAAAGGCTGGTACGAGGGGCAGAAGCGTGTCGTGTTTACGATGTGGGAAACGACTGAATTGCCGGATCGGTTTGCGGATCGGCTTGCACAGTTTGACCAAGTGATTGTTCCTTGTCTTCACAATGTTGAGTTGTTCAGTCAATATCACAACAATGTAGGACTGGTGCCATTGGGTATTGACCCGAAGATTTGGAAACCATGTCCCGCCCCTAAGAATAAGAAGTTTCGGTTTGTGGCTGGTGGCTCATCGTGGCAACGCAAAGGACTAGATCTTGTGGTCAAAGCATTTGAAGCACTAGATGTTGTAGGTGCAGAGTTAGTGTTGAAGATCCCGCCAACTGTTAAAGGGGAAGCACCAGCTATTTCTAGCCCGAACATCAAGGTTGTGGATTCTTGGCTGACGGTAGCAGAGGAGTATGACCTGTATGCCACCGCAGATTGTTTCGTTGCAGCCACCCGTGGCGAAGGGTTTGGTTTAATGCCATTACAGGCAATAGCAATGGGCATCCCGACAATTATGGCCGACAACACCGGTCATTCAGATTTTATTGACTTGGCAAGCATACGAATCCCGTCAAGCCCAACCCCCGCTAACCATCCTGCGGTTTGGAATAAAGGCAACTGGCATGAGGTGGATGTCCCTGAACTTTCACGCGCAATGGTTTGGGCGATGGATGAAAAGATTGAGATGCGTGAGCGATCCAAATGGTCAGCTACCGAAGCCGCCAAAATGACGTGGGCGAAATCCGCTAAAACCTTGTGCGATGTTGCTGGTACTGGTGGAGTGTTGGATAATCCAAAGTGGTTGTCTGCGGATGAACCGACTGTTTGGATTACAGCAAACCGCCGTGTGCAAGCCGACATTGGCCGGCATCACATTGACCTACGCAAAGGGGAATCAGCCCAAGTTTCCCCAAATGTGCGTGATATTCTGCGTGAGTCAGGAATGTTGAAAGAGGACTAATGGCTTACACAAAGCCCCAACTTCGAGAGCGTCTAAAGAATCAAATCATGGGCGGTTCTAAAGGTGGCAAGCCTGGGCAATGGTCTGCCCGTAAAGCCCAACTTCTTGCTCAAGCCTACGAGAAAGCTGGCGGTGGTTATTCGGGTGCTAAAACAGCTGGTCAAAAATCGTTGTCTAAATGGACCAAAGAGGACTGGGGAACCAAATCAGGCAAGCCCAGCACCCAAGGTTCTAAAGCTACGGGCGAACGGTATCTGCCTAGGAAAGCTCGAGAGGCTTTGTCGTCTAAAGAGTATGCGGCTACTTCTAAAGCCAAAAGGGAAGGCACCCGTAAAGGCAAACAGTTTGTGGCGCAACCTAAGAAGATTGCTAAAAAGACTGCGGGGTTCAGGTGAATAAGAAAGATCCACGGTTGGCGCGGGCTGGTGTGTCAGGTTTCAACAAACCTAAGCGCACCCCTAATCACCCTAAGAAATCTCATGTTGTTGTCGCTAAAGAGGGCGATCAGGTGAAGACGATCCGTTTCGGTCAGCAGGGCGTGTCGGGTTCCCCAAAGAAAGCTGGCGAGTCGGCTTCATATCGGAAACGCCGTGAGTCTTTCAAAGCTCGTCATGCTTCTAACATAAATAAGGGTCGAATGTCGGCTGCGTACTGGGCTGACAAGGTAAAGTGGTAGCACAAACGAACAGGAGTTGTTATGCCCAAGGTAGGTAAAAAAGAGTTTCCGTACACCAAGGCCGGTATGAAGGCTGCGTCTGTGGCGAAAAAAGCGGGAATGGTCAAGAAGATGGCTGCCGGCAGGAACGAAGCTATGCAAAAGAAAGTAATGATGGCCAAAAAGATGGCTGCCAAGAAGAAGATGAAATAATGCACGGCAAAGGTAGCAAGAAAGCCATGATGCGCCATGAGAAGATGGAAGGCGCAAAAGAGCGCATGATGGAGTACGGCAAAAAGGCAGCCAAGAAGAAGGTTGCCGCTAAGCGAAAGAAGATGAAGTAATGGCACCCATTAAGAAACAACCAATGCCGAAGAAGCCGAAGCCTGTTACGGGTGGACCAATGCCAAAGCCTAGTTCACCTGGGCGAATGTTCCCTGGTGGACCAAGCGGCCCAGTTAAGAAAAAGCCCGTGGCCCCAGGTGAAAAGCGGTACACAATCATGCCTGTGAAGCCAAGGAAAAAGAAAAAGTAAATGGCTGTACCTGCGACCCAAAACTTGACCATCACCCGTGGTGACACAGAGACAGTGAATGTCACAATCACCACCGATGGCACAACACCCGTAGATATCACGGGTCGCACTTACGCATCTCAGATTCGATCCAACGCAGACTCAAACACGATTGCTGCAACACTCACCTGCACCCTTGTCACGCCAGCAAGCGGCATCTTGAAAGCTGTACTTTCCGCAACGGATTCAGCTGTGCTAACACCTGGCTACTACCAATGGGACTTGCAAGAAAACGCATCCGGCACAATCTCCACGATCCTTTCCGGAACTGTCACGGTACTTGCTGATGTAACGAGGCTGTAATGGCCTCAACAGATGTCACCGTTACAACCACCACCGCCTCTGTTGAAGTCACTAAGACAGATCAAACTTATGTCATATCGAGGGTTAGCGAAATTGCGTGTCATGATTCAAACACGGGTACGTTCGTTACGATTGTTTCAACAGATCAAACAGGTCCACAGGGACCGCAAGGGCCAACGGGTGCTGCTGGCCCCACAGGACCAACTGGGAGCCAGGGGGCTACTGGTCCTACTGGCAGCACAGGTCCTACTGGCACTACTGGTGCTACAGGCCCTACTGGTTCGGTTGGCGCAACGGGTCCAACTGGTGCTACAGGACCACAAGGTATAACTGGTGATACAGGACCAACAGGTGCTACAGGAAGCGTTGGCGCTACTGGCCCTACAGGAGCTACAGGTGGCAGTGGTCCAACAGGCCCCACCGGAGCCACAGGAAGCACGGGTGCTGTCGGATCAACTGGACCTACTGGTGCAACTGGAACGACAGGTTCACAAGGCCCTACGGGTCCGACTGGCTCGACTGGTGCAACTGGCCCAACTGGACCCACAGGTGCCACGGGAGCAGCATCAACTGTTACTGGACCTACTGGTCCGACAGGCGCAACTGGAACGACAGGCGCGACAGGTGCGACAGGTCCAACAGGACCAACTGGTGCCACGGGCGCGGCTTCAACTGTCACTGGACCGACTGGTGCTACAGGTGCGACAGGACCAACAGGAGCTACTGGCCCAACTGGTTCTACAGGAGCCGGCGGTACTTTAGGTTACTGGGGTTCGTTTTGGTCTACTCAAGATCAAACTGCTGCTGCCGCCAACACTGAGTATCTGATTACTTACAACAACACTGACCCTGATTCTTCGGGTGTTTCTATTGTTTCTAACAGTCGTATCACTTTTGCTTACGCTGGTGTTTACAGCGTTACCTATTCGGCTCAATGGGAGAACTCCAATGTGCAGATTAAAGATGCAAACATTTGGTTGAAGAAGAACGGTTCCAATGTTGACGACACGGACAGCACTTGGAGCGTTGTGGAGTCGCATGGTGGTACTCATGGTCGTGCTATCGGCACAGTTAACTATGTTCTAAAACTTGCTGCTAATGATTACCTGGAGTTGGCTTGGCAAGCAACTAGCACGGATGTTTCGTTGCAGTATCTTCCTGCGTCTTCTCCTGCGCCTGCGATCCCGTCAATTATTTTGACTGCTACTCAGGTGATGTATACGCAACTTGGTCCTACTGGTGCTACGGGTGCTACTGGTGCGACAGGGCCGACAGGTCCTACGGGTGCCACAGGTGCAGCCAGCACAGTTACGGGACCCACGGGACCCACTGGTGCTACAGGTGCTACGGGTCCCACTGGGCCAGCGGTAAGCCTTTCAAGTTCAACACCTGCTGATGTTGCTGGTACTGCCGCTATTGGCGTTGGCACAACAGCAGCACGAGCAGACCATGTTCACACCATAGGTTCAAGCGTTGTCACAAACGTTATGCTTGCTGGCTCCATCGCATATTCCAAAATTGCTGAAACAGCATGGACTTCATACACGCCAACATGGACAAACCTTACGGCAGGTAACGCCACACAAGAGTTTTACTATATGCAAATAGGGAAACTTGTCGTGTTGCGTGGGCGCATTACCCTTGGCTCCACATCATCAGTTGGCACCAACCCACGATTCACCACCCCAACCACACACTTTGCTACAAGTTGGGTTGATGGTTTTGCCAAACTTGTAGACGCAAACGGTTCTACCTACAAAGGTGCGATTGACTTCTTTAACAGCACAACTATGCGAGTTGGCTACTGGTCTGTTTCAGGTGCAAACATTATTCGTACCCAAATCACAGCCACAGCCCCGTACACTTGGGTTTCCACCGACTCGATTGAAATCGTAGCGTTCTACGAAACCTCGTAATGACCCGCCATGAAGGTTGCAATTTACACAATCGCCAAAAACGAAGAACAATTCGTTGACCGCTGGGCAGACTCCTGCGCTGAAGCCGACTACCGGCTAATCGTAGACACAGGCTCAACCGACAACACCCTGGCTAAAGCCTACGAAAACGGTGTAGACACAGCCGAAATCATCATTAGTCCCTGGCGATTTGATGATGCCCGCAACGCAGCACTAGCCCTACTACCAGCCGACATTGACTACTGCATCGCCCTAGACATGGATGAGATCCTGCTACCAGGTTGGCGTGACCAGCTTGAACAGATGCACGACCAGCAAATCACCCGCCCCCGCTACAAATACACCTGGTCATGGAAACCTAACGGGCAACCTGACCTACAGTACGGTGGCGACAAAATCCATACCCGATTCGGATACCGATGGAAACATAAAGTCCACGAAACCCTCATCCCATCCATCGTGGAAAAGCAAGGATGGTGCGATCTAGAAATCCACCACCATCCCGACAACTCTAAAAGCAGAGGGCAATACTACGAGTTGTTAGCAGAAGCCGCACAAGAACACCCCACCGATGACCGAATAGCTTTCTATTACGCTCGAGAACTATTTTACAAAGCACGTAACGGTGAAGCCTTACTAGAGTTCCAAAGATATCTAGCGTTACCGTCAGCTACATGGCAACCCGAACGGTCAGCCGCCTACCGAATGATGGCCAAATGCGATCCTGACAACATGGAACATTGGCTCAAGATGGCGGTACTAGAAGCTTCAGATCGGCGTGAACCTTGGTACGAGTTGGCGCATTTCCATTACGAACGACAAAACTGGCGGGGATGCTACATGGCGGCATCAACCTGTTTAACGATTGTGAATATGCCATTGGAATACCTGTGCGAATCCCATGCCTGGGGTGCCTCACCGCACGATCTTGCAGCAATATCAGCACATCATCTCGGTTTACACAAAGAAGCCGCACAACACGGAACAAACGCCCTGAACCTAGAGCCGGACAACGAACGCCTCAAAGCGAACCTCAGTTTCTATGCTGACGCTATTGCTACAATCTGATAGACCGTAGGAGAACAGATGGCGACAGTTGCAACAGTAATCAACAAGACTCAACGCCAACTGCTGTCGGGTCAAGTTGAAGAAAAGAACAAACTGAACGGCGCAATCAACAGCACCACCACCAGCATTGCCACCGTCTACGATCTGAACGGCTTACGCCCAGGCACGGTTTTTGAGATTGACTCCGAAATGTTTTACATTTGGGAATCCTCAACATCTTCCAAAACCCTTACCGTGGAACGGGGATGGAACGGCACCACCGCAGCCAGCCACGCCACTAACGCGATAATTACCGCCAACCCCCGCTTCCCTAGAGCGCAAATCTTGGAAGCCATCAACGATGAAATCGCAGACCTGTCCAGCCCAGTTAACGGCCTGTACCAAATGAAGATTGTTGACATTGACGAATATGACGGATCTGACGTGATGATTAACCTGCCAGTGTTCGGTGGAATCATTGAGCTTTACGATGTGCGTCTGCGATACACGTCAGACGACTATCCACTAATCCGCAAAACCCAACTTGTGCGTGACTTGCCAACCTCAGATTTCCAATCAGGATATGCAATCAAGTTCAACCAGCGCACCCGCGCCGGCAAACTTCGGGTAACTTTCAAAGCTCCTTTTGCGCCTATCTGTAATGAATCAGACAACCTTCAAACTGTCGCTGGATTAGCCACCAGCATGGAAGACATCCTTGCCATCGGAGCGCAGATCAGGCTTATGTCACCACGGGAAATACGCCGCAACCTCATAGACACCCAGGGCGACACCCGCCGTTCCGATGAGGTTCCACCTGGAGCCGTTGCCGGTTCAATCACCAACCTGCTTCGGTTGCGCCGTGACCGCATCACCGCCGAAGCAATGAAACTAGCCAAACAATATCCCACCTTCCTAGCAAGGGATTAGCCGATGGCTTTTCTGACCGGTTTCACCACCCCGTTTGTTGGTGGTCCATCGTTCTTCACGGGTACAGGCTCATCCAGCCTTGTCCCTGACGTGTTTCCTGTCGGCATCAACGGCAGACCGTACATGATTGACATGAAATCACAGCAGTTCAGGTCAGCTTACGAACCTCGAATCCGTGACTCTGTAGACCAGTCGCCTGTACAGGGTGAGGCAGCGATTAGCCCTGGTGGTTTGTGGCGCAGGTCGCAAGCATCTTGGCATTTGGGCGCGGGACAGGAATATGCCGACACCGCAGATGAAACCATTTACCGTTACTACAAGTCCCGTGGTTTGGATCCGTGGACACGCGGCCAGTTGACGCTGTTGAACGACACCAAACGAGCGTTAGAAAGCGCGAACACTAACCTGTACATGGCACAAAACGGCACAGAGTTGTATGTTGCTGACGGTACAGCAATCAAATACACAACCGACCCTTATGCTGGCACACCCTCTTGGACAACGGTTTCCTCAACATCTGCTACCGCTGCCCGTTCAATGGCTTCTGACGGTGTAAACATTTACACAACCCACGCTGGCACAACAAATGTTTACGGTTTGTGGAAAGTAAACACAGCCCACACAGCATCCAATGTTGCATACGGTTATGAACTAGGTACTGTCGGCTATGCCAAAGGTTTCTTGTTGGTGGCAGGAGCAGGAACCGACAGCGCAAAAGTATGGACTAATCCATCAGGTGCGCTATCAACACCTTTCTTCACTCACCCCAACGCGGAGTGGACATGGACAGGGTTTGCGGGTGGATACAACGCCATCTACGCATCAGGATATGCCGGCAAAACTAGCGCAATCTACAAGATCACCATCAAAGATGACGGAACCCTCAACACCCCAGTAGTAGCACTAGACCTACCCACGGGTGAACTCGTTACCACCATTTACGACTACCTTGGTTTCCTACTAATTGGCACAAACAAAGGGGTTCGGTTCGCATCATCTGATACCAATGGCTCATTGACAGTAGGCAAACTACTACCCACCACCGGCTCTGTGTACTCAATATCCGCAGATGGTCGACACGCATGGTACGGCTGGTCATCTTATGAAACAGGCGTGTCAGGCATTGGTCGTCTTGATCTCGCAGAGTTCACCGCCCCCAACACCCCCGCCTATGCGTCTGACCTGATGTACGCATCCTCAGCAAACGATGTGCAATCAGTTATTACGTTTGGCTCCAAGCGACTGTTCACAATCTCAGGCATCGGTGTTATTGCAGAAGACTCAACAAAAAAGGTTGAGACAGGCACCCTAGAGACAGGCATATTCACCTGGGGTATCCCTGACCGCAAGTTTGTAGCGAAGTTTGATCTCCGCACCCGCCCCTTGGCCGGATCTATTTCCGCATCCGTGTCAATAGACAACGGCTCATATCAAAGCCTTGGTACCATGTCTACCGCTAACGACACCGAAGACACCTTTGACGGTAAAGAATCCAAACTTATTGAAGGCAAGTTCAAGCTGACATTTACCCGCAGTGCGACTACAATCACCACCGGCCCAACACTTGTTCGATGGTCAGCTCGTGCATACGCAGCACCAGTGCGAAGCAAGTTCTTTGTGGTGCCAATCCTTCTTCACAAGCGGGTCACCATCCGAAACCGTGACTATTTCTTTGACGTGATCGCTGAACGAGATTTCATCAACTCATACATTGAAGACGCACGGGTTATCACATACCAGGAAGGTTCCCGTTCATACCCTGTTACCGTTGAAGACATTGAATGGGTGCCAGTAGATTCCCGTGACCTTGAATGGGATTGGGAAGGCACCCTCACGGTTACAATGAGAAGCATTACTGACTAGGAGTAGGAAAGATGGCTAAGACACGCAGGGCATATAGCGGCAACGCAGCATCAACCACCCTTGCTTCAGGCATTGGCACAGAAGCAAATCCTTCCATCACGATCACTTCCTCAACAGGCTGGCCTTCAGGTAATCCCTTCTATGTAGTTATTGACCCAGGCACCTCTGCTGAAGAAAAACTACTTGTTACCCGTTCATCCAACACCCTGACCGTTTCAGGATCTCGAGGCGCAGACGACACCTCTAATTCTTCACATTCGGCTGGTGCCGTTATCTATCCAGTATTTACCGCTGTTGACGCAAACGAAGCCAACCTTATGGCATCAACCCTCACCACCAAGGGTGACCTGTTGACGCACGGCGCATCGGACTTTGCTCGCCTTGCTGTTGGCTCCACCAACCAGGTGCTAGTTGCAGATTCCGCACAGTCAACCGGTATGAAATGGGCAAACGTAACCTCAGCCATGATTACGGATCTTGAGGTTGCAACCGCCGACATCGCTGACGGTGCAGTAACAGAAGCCAAGCTTGCTAGCGGTGCTGTAACAAGTGCCAAAATTGCTGACCTAACAATTGCTACGGGCGATATTGCTGATAACGCAATTACCGCAGCCAAAATTGCTACCGCTGTTGCGGGTGACGGTCTTGCGGGTGGTGGCGGTACGGCACTGTCCGTCAGTGTTGATAACACAACTATTGAAGTTTCAGGCGATCAGGTTCGCATCAAAGGTGGTGGCATAAACAATGCGATGGTCGCTGCCGATGCCGCTATCGCTGACACGAAACTTGCCACAATCTCCACTGCCGGCAAAGTAGCGAACTCTGCTACCACAGCCACAAGTGCTAATACTGCTAGCGCAATCGTGGCTCGAGATGCTTCCGGAAACTTCACAGCAGGAACAGTCACCGCAGCATTGTCAGGCAACGCAACCACAGCCACAACACTTGCTACTAATCGCAACTTCTCTTTGACAGGTGATGTAACCGCATCGGCGGTGTCATTCAACGGAAGCGCAGCAGTAGCCCTATCAACCAGCATTGCGGCTGGTGTCGTAGACACTGCCGAACTAGCAAACAGCGCAGTAACGACAGCCAAAATTGCTGCCGATGCTGTTACCGGCGCAAAGATCGCTAGCACCGCAGCACTAAGCATTGCGTCAGTAGTAACAACAGGCGATGTCAGCTCCTTCGGAGATGTCGTGGTTGCCGGCGATCTCAAAACAACCAAGAACACCAACGACACTTTCTTCAACGTGACCAACGGCGCAAGTAGCGTCATCATGGGCATTGACTCCAACCAAGGTGTTTACGGACATGACGTAGGATCTTCAAGCATCCGTGCTGTTTTTGCGCGTTCCACAAACGTCATCGGGTTCTCGTCATCGTCACAACGATTCAAAGAACAAATCTCGGCATACGAGTTTGACGGAGAAGCAGTCCGTGGCATGGTTCCGGTACGGTTCAAATACCGTACTGATGTAGAAGAATACGGTGATGACGCAGGATGGAACTACGGTTTCATAGCTGAACAAGCCGAACAGTCAGGACTGACCGAACTCATTGGTCGAGATGAAAACGGACTGGTTGACTACTTTGCTTACGAGCGTTTGTGTGTGGCGCAACAGCAGTTGATCCGTGACCTTTACAACAAACTAGAGGCATTGGAAGCCCGTGTTGAGTCGTTGGAGTCCAAGTGACATCCAAAGCGATCCTCGTAAAGTTTGCTGCAAACATGGCAATGGTTGTCATCGGTGTCATCTCAACAGCGTTCATCTTTGATGTATCCACCTGGGTTACAGCAGGAACTACCCTTGTCATGTATCTCATCGCTGTCGTAAACAACCTTGCCAATGCCGCAGCAGATGGCCGCCTCACAGCAAAGGAAGTAGCAGAAGCGGTAGAAGGCGGCTGATGTGGGCATCGTTGCACCAGGTCACCCGTACAAACGGCTAGTTGTACCGCACCGTTTAGAACAGTACGACAACGGCAAACTGCCGGCAGACAAGATAGCGAAACTGTCCTGCGGTGGCACAGCATGGTTTGATATCAACTGGTATGGCGGTGCAGTGTTCGCTTTCAACCTGATGTATGACCACGCCAAACGTGATGGCATCACACTCAAAGCCGTATCAGGTGGCTACCGATCCTTTGAAGCACAAGAAGCTTTGTTCTTCTCTCGCTACTCGCTAACACCCACAGGTCGAGTTCCACAAATCACCCGCCAATACAACGGGCGTACCTACTTCCTCAACCAAGGTGCCAGCCCCTCAGCAAGCCCTGGCACAAGTCCTCACGGCTGGGCTTGCGCCCAGGATTTTCTAATCACAGGACCCGTCTACGATTGGCTGTGCCGTAACGCACCCAAGTATGGGATCTTCCTGCAAGGCCCACCGAAGTATCTGTGGAAACCAAACCCCGAATATGAGGCATGGCATTGGCAGTTATCTGATGCAAACAACCCAACCAAACTTGTCAAAACCGAATGGGCCAAGTTTGCCGAAGCGTTAGGAATCAAAATCTAATGGTGCCAATAATGATCTCCCTTGTGGCTATCTGCTCATTCCTGTGCCTCTGTTTGGCTTTACCGGAAGATGACGAATGATTACCGAAGGGATTGTCATTGCCCTCATCGGTCTTATCGGAGCCGTGATGGTGGCCTTACTGCAACGGCACCGCCGCGAATCAGGGGAATCAAACGACCTGATGATGCACACCATCACCCGCATAGACACCAAGCTGGATCGCCATGACGAAAAGCTAGACTCTTTGAAGGAAGACTTCTTAAAGCATAAAGCCGAAGATCACTAATGCTTGACTTCTAGATATCCACAAATAACAATGGTGTCTGTGGATACAGAAGGGAAGCAAATGTCACTCAAAGATCAAATACAAAACCACTCACCTGAAAGCAACCGCCGATGCGTAATCGGCACAATGCTCAGCACAATGACAGACGATGATCGGGAAGCGTTCAACACAGTCGCCCCCGCCATCGGTAAACAAAATGGGTACACATATTCGTGGCTCAGAAGCATCCTCGCAAACGAAGGCTACGATGTAGCTGAAAACACTTTGCGCCGACACCTGACAGGGAACTGCATATGCCGCTAGATATCACCCCACCACCGCCCGCTGACAAGACAGCCAAACTAGAGAAGCTCGGCAAACTAGTTGACCTGTTTGACCGCCAAGGTATTGACATCAACGAAGTCGGACAAATCAAACGGGTGTCGGTTTACCAGTCCCTAACCAAAAATGAGGAAGGCGAAGCAGAGATCCATGACCTGATGGGTGTCCAATTCTCGCCAGCCTGGGAGACAGGACCACAGTGGCCGGTCATTCAGCAGGGTCCAGCCCATAAACTGCCACCCCGCAAGGCAACCTCTGAGAAGCCCCAGGATTGGCTCACGGCGGTCATCCTGCCCGATATGCAGATTGGGTTCTACAGGCGAACAGATGGCAATCTAGAGCCGACTCACGACCCTGTGGCTATAGACCTGTCCATAGCCCTACTCAAAAAGCTGAACCCAGCCAAAATTGTGATGCACGGAGACAACCTAGACCTACCCGAAATGGGTAAATACAGACTGTCCCCAGCCTTCGGACAAACCACCCAAGCCGCCATTGACTACGCCACCGAACTAGTTGCCCGACTTCGAGATGCCGCACCCAACGCCGAAATCTCATGGCTTGCCGGCAACCACGAAGAACGGCTAGTTAACTACCTGCTAGACAACGCCAAAGCCGCCTTCGGACTAAAGCAGGGTGGCAAACCCGAAGGTTGGCCGGTGCTGTCAGTCCCATTCCTATGCCGATTTGACGAATACGGAATCACCTACCACCCTGGGTATCCCGCAGGACAAGTGTGGATTAACCAAAAACTTAGGTGCATCCACGGAACCAAAGCGAAATCCAACGGATCCACAGCCCACCAATATCTCGCCCATGAGAAAACATCCGTACTGTACGGTCACGTTCACCGCAGGGAATGGGCAGAACAAACCCGTGAAGATTATGACGGACCCAAAACCATCCTCGCAGCCTCAGCAGGATGTCTCGCCCGTTGTGACGGAGCAGTACCCTCAACTAAAGGTGGCATAGACCTAGATGGTCGACCCTTAACAGTCACCGAAAACTGGCAACAAGGGCTAGCTGTGGTCACCTATCAAGAAGGCGACTCCCCTTTCAACCTGGAACTTGTCCCTATCCGTGACGGACAGATGATGTATCGTGGGCAGTTATGGAAGCATGGCTGATCTGCCCCGTCTGTGATGTCACCTGGCCCGAAAGGGAAAACCAGCGTTGCTCAATTTGTAGCAGCCGTGGCGAACGGGACACGGAACCTGAAAAGGACAAAACCTATGAATGACACACCGCAATGGGAGCTGGTTGCTGTCACCTGGGTTGACGCATTTGATGGTGACACCGGCTGGACAGACACCGAAGACTACGAACCCGAACCAACAATCGCACTCAATGTCGGGTTCATATGGCCCAACAAGCTTAAGGATCACCTAACCCTGGTGTCGGGCTACATTCACAGCGAAGAATGGCCACCTGAGATGGTGTCGAATGTATGTCACATCCCTACGGTAATGATTAGGAATGTCACACGGCTTGCATCAAGCCTTGACTTCAACCATAAAACTATGTAACTTCCATTTACTAGAAAGAAGGGCAAATGAATAACACAGAACCAAAACATCCTCACGGCTCAGTTGACTGGCTACGCCAGCGGTGGATAACACCAAACGGTGAACGCCGACTTGCAGCATCAGACTGTGCCGCAATCTACGAAGTACACCCGTACAAATCCCGTGCGGATCTCGCTGCCGAACTGATGTCAGACAGCGCACCACAACCAGCTGAACAGAGCGAAGCAATGGAACGTGGCAACCGTCTTGAACCAACGCTAATTGCCTGGGCATCAGACCGGTACGGCGCACCAATCACCACACCCGATGTCATTCACACATTCGATGAGGAGATAGTTCACCTAACCGCCACCCTTGACGGTATCGGTGAAGACGGATCAGTGCATGAAATCAAAACCACCACCCACGAATGGTCAGGCTGGCTCCCACCACATTGGTTCTACCAAGGCGTACAGCAAGCCATCTGCGCTGACGTAGACGAAATCAACTGGTGGGTATTTGACCGGTCACAAACCTTCAAAAACTATGTACAGGTCATTGACTGGGAAATGAAACGTAACCATATTGAAGCCGCCAAAGAGTTCCTCGCCGCGATCCGTAAAGGCGAAGCACCCGAAGGTGTCGTGTTTGCATATGACCATATCCAAACCATCTACTCCATGCCACAGGATGAAACCATAGAAATCGGTAGCCAAGTTGGGCAACTGATTGACCTACTTGATAAGGCCAAAATCCATAAGGATCATTGGGGACAAGAAGAAGATCGGCTCAAAGCTTTGATTGCAGAACTATTAGGTAACGCAACTATCGGCACCGTAGATGGCAACCAGGTTGTCACATGGAAACAACAGACCCGCACCAGTTTGGATACCAAAGCATTAACGCTGGCGCATCCTGAGATCGTAAAACAATACGAAAAGAGCAGCACATTCCGTGTGTTGCGTATCAACCGAAAGGGAAAGTGAAATGGAAAAGCATCCACTACTGAAAGCCCTCAATGATTGGGCAGTGCCGGACAAAAAGATTGTCGGCAAACTCGAGAAAGGTGGCGCACAGCTTGACTTCGTAGGTCACGCCGATGTCACCCGTATCCTTATTGAAGTAGATCCTGAATGGACTTGGGAGCCATGCGATTGGATTGAAGGTCGCCCAGCTATCCACATTCACAAGGCCACCATTCGGCGTGGCGGTTCCAACATTGAGCAAGAGATTGCAACGATGTGGGGTCGCCTCACCATTCACGGTGTCACCCGTGTCGCTGTCGGATCCTGCGAAGTTATTAAACCTGATCTCGACAAGGAACTGGTATCAGACTTCTTGCGTAACGCCGCCATGCGATTCGGTATCTGCCTATCGCTATGGACAAAGCAGGAATGGGAAGACCTAACCAAACCTGAACCACCAAAGTTTATTGCTAAAGCTGACTTTGACAAGTTTGTGAAAGCTTGCACCGACAAGGACATTGACCACAAGGCTTTGCTCGCTGAGATTGGGAAAGAATCAAACCAGTTAACTGATGCGGATTTCAACCAACTTCGCAACCTATTCAAAGCGGCATTAAACAAACCAACACCCGCACCTGTGCAAACTCCAGCACCAGTCACCGAAGATGCTGAAGCCGGCGTACCTGGCACGATCACCAAGACACAGTTGCGTGACATCAGTTTGCTGATGGGCAAGAAAGATTTGAGCCGTGAGCAGGTCATCTCGATTGCTGGCTTTGCAATCAACCGTGAAATCACTGATGTCGCACAGCTCAACAATGACGAAGCTTTGCTGGTGATTGACACCTTGAAGCGTGATGTTGAATCACCCAAGCAGGGCAAGTGAGCAAACAGCGAGCCAAAGGCACCGCTGCCGAAACAGCAGTCGTGCGATACCTGAAAGAACACGGATTCAAATACGCTGAACGCCGTGCGCTCCACGGAACCAACGACATGGGCGACATCACCGGCATACCAGGCGTAGTCATTGAAGTAAAGAACCATGCCAAACTAGATCTCGCTGGCTGGCTCGGAGAACTAGCACAAGAAATGGCCAACGCCGATGCCGACTTCGGATTCGTAGTAGCAAAAAAACGTGGCACCACCAACCCTGGCGAATGGTACGCTGTGCTGCCATTGAAGGTACTCGTAGAAGAAATCAAGAAAGACAGAACATGACCACGCCAAAAACCGTTCCGGTTCCACGCACCACCCTGCTAACCATTCGGCGTGTCATCCGACACGTAGCAACAGCAGATCCCGAAGTGCAACGTGAAGCAATCAAAGCTGAAGAAACACTCTCAAAACTTCTCGACAAACGAGACTAAACAAAGAAAGAAGGGAACATGACAGAAGAATACGAAGATGAGGAAACCGTTATGGATGAAGGACCTGACCCTGAAACCGTGATGGAATCCCGCAACAGCTACCGTCTACACCTAGAAGAACGGATGTATGAGAACTGGCTAGAAGGACTCAAGGATAGGGGCGGGCGGTAAACCGTCTGCTAGGGTTCCACAATGCCGTTCAACGACTCTGACGATGACGCTGTGCTAGACGCACTCACCCAAACTTTGCCTGGGACAATCATCGTAGGCTACGCACTAGTCGTCAACTTCATAGACGAAACCGGTGACGACAAACTTGTGTTTGCCGGTCTAGAAAACCAACGAGCAACAACAACAATCGGCCTACTACAAGCCGCACTAGAAGTAGAGAAATCAAAGTTCCGTCTAGACGGATGACCGAAAGGAGCTGTAATGGCTCGACTACGGACCACGATCCTGCTAACCGTTGCGATGTTCGCAGCAAGCAACCTGACAGCTGAAGCTTTCATAGCGGAAGCACCGTCAGAATCCCAGCAAACCCCGACAGAATCCCCGCACACAGGCGCAGGTGACAGACTCAGGCAAGAACTAGATCACCTGTGGAATCTCATCACAGACCCGTACAGGGAGTTCATCGGGAAAATCATCTTCACCCACACATTCATGGAAGCGATAGCACAATGCGAAACGAGCCAAGACCCCGCCCACATCGGCGGCGCAAGCGAAGCATACGGATCCAATGCCACATTCCGTGGAGCCTTTGGGTTTTGGACAACGGCCAACGGATCGGGAACCTTCGAGTATTACGGTGGCCGCGAACTCACCGGCACATTTTGGGCTAACGAAACCAGCTACGACCAGCAGAAAGTCATCTACACGCAAAGCCATCTACGGG